CCCACTCATTGAAGGGGCTGAAGTTTGGATTACGGTCCGCGAACCGGTTGCCATCTATGCATCCAGGTAACGCGACAAACTCACAAGAAGTCCCTTGCAAGCTTCATAACCATAGTCCCTTCCAGATCAATCAATGAAGTGTTCAGAACAACTTCCTCAAAGAGTTCAATAACCTCACATCCCATCAAGGAATAACGCTCGATACAAAACGCGGTAAAATCACTCTCAAGAAGCTGATTTTCAATAGGAACAACCAGCTTGATGGTAATATTGTTGAGAGTGACCCCCGCTGCACGGGCGTTCCAAGTGAGACCGGATTCGATATCAACTTGCTTCCGTTTCTCATCGGCCACGAAAGCAAATTCATACTTAAACCTCTCAAGGAAGATGTTCCGAAGTGTTGGAAAGTAGCGGAACTCGTAAGCGTACCCGACTGACTTGCCTGCCATGTACTCATGATCAGAAACAGCTTGGTTCTTGTTGGCTCGCATGTTAAACCTACCCAGAGCTTTACCCAAAATGGGGACTGTTAAGTGCTTACTCTGTGCAGGAATAAAAAACTTGCTCAAGAACGTCGCCGTCCATAATCGGGAATGCCGACTGACTTTGGCTTCCATCAATGCCTCAGCAGCAATGGAAGTGTAAACCTTTTCGACATATCGACATTTCCCAGTGACACGGCAGATCATGTCATCGCCGAGCAGCATCGCTACTGCCTTCTCCGGCTTGAATTCCAACATTGCAGCGTGCAAAATCCATGCGTTCAAAAAGGTGTTACGGTAGGTTGTGTCCGTCGCACCAGTTGGAAGCTGGTTCTTCAAGGTGGCTGTTATGCCATGTTTTGAGTTGTAGACTTTGAAAGTGTTTGTCTTCAAATGTAATCGGACAAACCACTCCGGGCAACCCATAACTCGCATAAGCGCAACCTCCATGAGTTGAACATCTGCACACTGAAACTTGTCGTTGGAACTAAAGTCGGCTTCGACCCAAAAATCTTTCTCTGTCTTCATCTCCAAATGATGAGTGTATTCACAAGGTGTTTTCCTGTAACTCGTGTGGTACTGGTATGGTCCCTTCATGCCTTCAAAGCAGTGATCCAAACGTCTCATGAGCTCATTAAAAATGGGCCCAGAAATTGCGTTGTAGACGTCGGTTCCTTTGAAAATGACACGAGGGGCCCAATTTGGTTTGTGAGTGACGAGAAGGTTTTCAACTTTAACAAAAATGTCCTTTCTCGAGTAATCTTGCAATGTGACATTGCAAAGATCACTGATAGCTCGGTCCATCCTTGCTTGCTTCTCGACTCCAAACTTTGCGCGCCAAGCCTTGTAAAGTGATTCGGTCCACTCAAAAGGTTGCATTGGCGTCGGGCACAATCTTTTCACGAGGTCCTGAGCAGCATGTATCATTCGAGGCGTGGCGCGTCCCGCGTTAAAGTAATTGCATCTTTTCCTGAAAGCGGCGATGGTGTTATGCCATCCGTTATCAGGTGTGACTGGGTGCATGTGGCGAAGTAACGGGCCACATTGCACTGCTTTTTCGCGGCTTGTCTCGAGACTTCGAGGCAGGCGCATCCGTACTCCCTTGATAGGGGCGATCAACGGATTAGCTATCTGATGATAATCAGCTGTGCTTTCCACATACTGGTAGCGACCTGGCCCTCGGAGCATCATGCACTGATCTCCGAGGCGCTGGTCGGTGTTGGTGTTGGTGTTGGTGTTGGTGTTGGTGTTGGTGTTGGTGTTGGTGGTGGTG